GCTCCGGCTCCGGCTGGTCCGACGCAGCAGTCGGTGGCTGCCGCCCCGGTCCCCAGGCCGGCAGGAGGGGCGCCTGCTGGCGCCCAGGTGGGCCGCAAGGTGTACCCGCGGGTCGACTTCTGTGTCGGCAAGGGGGCCGACGAGAAGCAGGCTGCGTGGAACCTGCTGGCGTTCCAGCCGAACGAGTGGTCGGACGGTAACGGCGGCACCATCAAGGTGTTCGAGGTGAAGGAACACGCTGACGGTTCCACCGATGTTGCCAAGAGCGGCAAGAACTTCCCGAACTTCTCCGTGATGAAGGAGGCGTTCGTCCACATGGGGGTGACCGTGTCCAACAACGTGGGGATCTGGGTCAACGACGGTGACAGCAACGTCCCGTTGAAGGTGTGGGATCAGGCCGCCGGCCAGACCCAGGCCGACGCCGTCGACTTCGAGTGGGATACCCGCCGGTCGGCACTCCAGCAGTACACCTACGCCAACAGTCAGTAGGTGACGGATACCTCACCTGTCGCGCTCAGTGCGGCTGACATCGATGCCCGATTGCAGGGTGTCGATGTTCAGCCGTCTGGCCGCAACTACCGTTACTTCCAGCCCAGCCACAAGGCGGTAGACAAATGGGTGGAATACGCTGCGGGGAGCCACGACAGGTTCTTCCTGGGGTTGGACGACATCGACAACAAGATGCGTGGCGTGTGGCCGTCTGATGTGCTGGTCGTGACGGGTCGTGCCCACAGCGGCAAGTCTGCTGTCCTGTTGTCGGCCATAGCGAAGAACCTGAACGAGGATCCAGATTTTCGGGCGGTGATCTTCACGCCGGATGAGCCGGAGACTCTCGTCATCAGCAAACTGTACGCTTTGCTGTACTTGCAGAACCTGGCTGATGTGGAGGAAGCGTTGCAGGCTTCCGATCCGACGTACCTTGAGCAGATCGAGGAAGCGAAAGAGATGCTGGATCGGGTCAAGATATTTCCTTCCGCTCTCCCGTTCAACGAGATGAGTGTGGCCCTGTCGGAGTGTGAGGACTTCTGGCAGATCCGCCCCCGGTTCGTGATGATCGACTTCCTGGAGCAGTTGCCGGCAGCGTCAGGTTACGAGGGTGTGTCGTCGGTGTTGAAGGGTGTGAAGGAGTGGGCCGAAACGGAGAACCTTCCCGTCGGTCTGGTTCACCAGTCGGGCAAGAGTTCGACCAGGGGTACGTCGAGGGGCATGGACGACGGCAAGTTCAACGCCGACGAGTATGCGATCCTCCAGTTGAATGTGTTCCGCAAGCGGGATCTGGCGAAACTCGACGACTATCAGCAGCGCATCCATTCCGTATCCATTTCGTTGGATCTCTGCAAGAACAAGCGGCCACCGTGCCACACCACCAACCCTCCGGTGGATTACTTCATGGATCCGCACTGCGGGCTGGTGCGTGAATACTACGAATCCGATATTCCTTCGGACGACCGATGGATGTAGTCGAGACTTTCGCTCGCCTACACCAGGGCGGCCGGGTTGCCATCAACTATGACGGCATCCGGCCGCTTGTCGATTCTCAGGGGGAGGCGTTCTCCGCTGTCGGTGAGCCGTATGAGGATGCGATCCGGCAGCACCTGGAGGGGGAACCCCCGATCGGCGTGTATCCGTTGTTCAGGAAGGACTACCAGCGTACCGCTGAATGGTATGTGAACTGGTTGGCTGTCGACCTGGATGAGGGCGAACCTGATTTCATTCACGCTTGCAACCTGCAACGGTTGTTGGAACGGTTCAATGTCTATGGTTGGATTGAACGGTCCAGGTCGAAGGGCTTCCATGTGTGGGTGTACCTGCGGCAGCCGTTGACCGCCGAGTTCGGCCGTGAGGCCATGATGGGGGCGTGCCGGCTGTTGGACGTACCCACCAAGGAGGTCTATCCGAAGCAGACGGCGTTGGATGGGAAGGGTTTCGGGAACTGTCTGCTGTTGCCGTATCCGAACATGGGGAACCCTGGCCGGCAGGTCATCGTCAGCGACGATGACACGCCGCTTCCGTTGGACACGTTTGTCGAGATGGCGTGGGAGTCGAGGGCGAGCAGCCATGCGATCCGTTCCATCCACGCGTTGTACCAGGAGCGGCACTCGAAGCCGATCGCTCAGGTGGAGCAGGTCAGAACCCGCAGCGATTCAGACTTCGGGTACATCGCCCGCAGGATCTGGGACGGTGACATTCGGGAGGATCGTTCCAACGCCCTGTATTCTTTCGCCTGTTCGTTGTTTCGGCAGAACTACAGCGACTACATGGTGTTGCATCTGACGACCCTACTTGACGACCGGGTCGGAAAGTTTGTTGGCCGTAACGACCGTGATCGACGCTTGGAGGAACTTGTGACCAATGCACGCAACCACACCCTGGAGGCGCTCTGATGGCCCCCAACCCTGACACATACCGGTTCACGGTTCGTACCCGACCGAAGGCGAAGGGGCGTCCACGCTTCGGGAAGGGACGCACCTACACGCCGAAGGGAACGGTCGACGCAGAGCAGGTGATCGCTGATGCGTACAAGGGACCGAAGTTCGAGGGCGCCGTGTCTCTGGCGTGCGCCTTCTCGAAGGATCGCATAACGATCACGTTGACTCCGATGGAGATGGAGCAGTCGTCGCTGCGAGGCGACGTTTCCAACTATCTGAAACTCGTCGAGGACGCTTTGAACGGTCACGCCTACGACGATGACCGGCAGGTGCATCGTCTGATTGGAAAGAAGAAGTGATGCAGGTTGAACTGGACCCGTGGGAGTACGAACACGCCTTGAGTATCGGGGCGCGCCGCTTCGTCGCGAACTGGGGTAAGCGTGACGCCACCCATTACGACAAGAACCGCATGGAGGACAACCGTACAGCGCAGGCTGCGGCCTGCGTGGGGGAACTGGCGGTGGCGAAGATCACGAACCAGTATTGGCCTGGGCATGTGTGGCACAAGTCGGAGCATAAGAACTACAAGCATCTGCCGGATGTGGGCCACAACATCGAGGTGCGCCGGGTGCGGACCAGCACCAACGCGGCTGTACGCCGACGCCAGTTGGAACAGGGGCTGGTGCTGTGGGTGGTGCAGCCTGTGCCGCCGGAGTTCCGCGTCGTCGACATCCTGGGTTGGATCGACTACGACGAGGCGTGGGAGAAGGGCGATCCCGCGCATTACGACCCGGAGAACACCAGGGTCATCGGGGAGCAGTTTCTGAATCAGCCGGCTGTTGAGTAGGGCGGAGCGGGGAGCATGGACAGCAGACCCATACCTGTTGGATTCCCTGTTGGGGCCGGCATCGGATCATTCAACGGGCCGGCATTGGCATCACCATAGGCCGCAAACTGTTTACGACGCGTTGCTGCGTGTCGCCCCGTTTGACGAACCGCAGGAAAGCATTCAGGAACAGGACGAGTTACGGGAGATCCTGGCCGACGCGTTGGATTCCCTCACCGAGGAAGAACGGTGGATCTTTCTGATGTTGACGACGGTGAAACTCAGTTTGCGTTTCGTTGGCCGTGTCCTGGGTGTCCCGAAGACGACGTTGGCGCGTAGACGCGACCGGATCGTTCGGAAACTTCAAGACGAGTTAGCGGATTCGGTGCTGGTTCAGCGCCGCCTTGGCGTCTATTCGTCGTCGAACGAATCGTAGAGCATCAGGCACTGTTCCAGCATGTCCATGAAGCCGCCCACCCACCTGAGTACGCGGGACAGGGCGATCAGGTCGCCGCCGTCTGCGTCGTGCCACGCACCGATCATGCTGAGTGCTTCGTCGTGTTGGAACACCAGCAGCGTCCCGAGGCGGCTGTCGTACCAGGAAGCGTGGGTGCCGTCCTCGATGTCGAGGATGTGGCGGCTTTCCTGTAGGGATTGCAGGATGTCTTCTTCTAGTTGAACGCCGCTGGATGCCATGAAGTCCCCCCACTTGGCATCGAGGTCGTCCATTACGCGGTCTTGTCTTGAGCGTACGTCTTGACGACGGACAGGGCGCTGGCGACGCCGGCTACGATCGCACCGCGACCTGTGGACAGGTCGCTGACCAGGAACACTCCCAGGAATCCCTGGCAAAAGGTCCACGCTGCTCTCTCTAGCATGTTTCTCATTTTTTCCCTCTCGACTTGTTTGCCTTATCGTAGGCGATAGCGGCAGCCTGGTCACGGGGATACCCTTCGGTAATCAACTTACCGATGTTGTGACCGATTACGTCCTGGCTGGACCCCTGCTTGAGGGGCATGTCAGTACCTTGGGCGGCGAGGCTTCTTCTTGCCCGGCATCAGTCGTACAAGGCTTTACGGGCGCCGCTCTTTGAGGGTGAACCGACGGAACCGATGCCGCCGCCGGTCTTCACCGAGGTGACCAGCACCTGGTCGGCCTTCACGGCCTTGGGGGTCTTGCCGTCACGCATGTCGGTCGCTCACTTTCCGAAGGGACGGCCACCGTGGGCGGCGTTCCCCAACTTGGTCTTGCGGAGATACGCAGCGTCCTTCTTCGCCTTGCCGCTCATGGCGTGCATGTTCTCGCTCGATGTCGAGTCGTAGGGCTGCTCGTCCTGCGATCCGAACGTCTTCTCGAATGTTCCGTAACCTTTGCCCTTCGGCATGTGGGTACCTCCTATTAGATGGGTGGGGTGTCCCTCTATACGAAGAACAGTGCCGTCCAGGTGTTGCCGTCGAGGACGCCGTTGGGCTTCAGGAAGCCCATAGCCTTCTCGAATCTTTTCACAGCGCCGGCTGTACGCCTACCATAGATCCCGTCCACGGGACCAGGGTCGTACCCACGGTCCCTCAAACGGCTCTGAGCGGCCCGTACAGCCTCTCCACGGCTCCGCCGACGCCACGACAGGGGGGAAGCCGCCACACGGCCCCCAAGGGCCGTCAGATAGGCCACAATCCCCGCCCAGTCGATGTCGGAAGGCGGCCCCTGATCCACACGGGCACCATCCGTCAACCAGTCATGCAACCACCTACCAGGACAGGTCGACGACGACACATCCCGATGCCCCCGCACCCACAACGAACCCCCATACCGCAACTGCACATCATCAATGACAGCCACAATCGACTTCAACGCCGCATCCGGCACCCGATCATACCCCCACCCCGTATAGCACACCGACTCCGAACGGGCATTCCACCCCTTCGTAGCAGCACCACGCACACCAGGACCACGCCCCTCGAACACCGCACCAGACGAATCCACCAGCCAGTTGTAGGCGATCGCATCCCACTTGCGGGTATCCATGTGATACGACTCGAACGCCTTCACCGCCGCAACCCCCGACGGGCCATCCTTCACGCCGCTGTGATGCAACACCACGCCCTTCACCCGGCCAGGAGACAACGCACGAAACGGCTTCGCCGGGCCACGCGCCCCCCACTCGACCCGCGACACAACCCCCCGCGTTTCCGACAACGGCTTCATCGAACCCTCATCTCAATATCGATCAGATCACGCATCTTCTCCTCGAACGCACGATCATTCCGAAGAATCTGGTTGCGCTTCTCATGCGGATCATTGATCCGCACCTGCGTGCCGAACACCGTCGACACCACAGTCGACGCCACCCGCCGCGAATAGCGGCTCTCATTCGGCAACAACCTACGGAACCTAGACAAGAACGGCATCCAACTATCCAACATGTAGAGATCCTGGTCCCGCATCTTATACTCCCCCTTCCTGTCCTTCTTGGCTTTCCCAGCCAAACCCAAAGCCTTCATCAGGAACGGGAACTTGGCGTACACCGGAGGAACCTGCTGATACCTGCCGCTGAACGGCAGGTCAGCGAAGAACTGCTTCCCCGCCCAAATCTCCAACGGCACCTTCACCGGCGGCGCAGCCGACTCAGCGAACACCCGCGTGATCGAACCCGGCTCCTTCATCAGACGGTTCAGATCACGGAACGGCAGATCGGGAATCCAATACGACTGGTAGTCGTTGATCTTCCACGGCAACCGGATCGCCATGTTCTCCAGGAAATAATCCGGCACCACCCCCTCCTCCTTCGACTGGAGTTCCAGATTGCCCTTCACCTGCTGCAACCGGCCCCACGCATACGGATGCTTCCCCAGGCTCTCCACCAGAATCGGCACCACGTTCTTCTGCCAGGTCCAGAACGGGATGACACGCCGCATCTTCCGTTCCGTGCCCGTCAAATCCGCATAGTTGAAATGGAACTTGTAGACCTGGCCGGCAGCATCCCCGATCGAACCACCCTTCTGCAACACATCGAACGCCAGAGCGCCACGCAACACCGTTTCCATCTGCTCGTTCGCCGACCGGATAAACCGGAACGGAGCGAACTCCGCTGAAGCCGGGTTGAACACCACATCGATCGGCTGGTTGGTGAGCGGGTTACGAGACTCCCTGACAAGCCTCATAGCAACATTCCTGTCAACCTCAGTGATGACCTGGCCGCCACCGACGATGCCGCTGTCGAGAACACGACGGATAGTACGCAACTCGTTGATGTCGACACGGGAACCAAACCCGACCCCCACCGACTTCTTCTTGCTTACCCCAAGTGCTTTAATCATCTCGTCGACACCCTTGACGGCGTTGCCTTCACCCAACTTCGACGCCTTGAGGAACACCCCGGCGAACTTGTTCGTCGAACCCAACTCCATCAAACCAAACGCGTACGACAACCATGAACCACCCAGACCGTTACGGATAACGAACCCCGGCGTCGACACCGCCTGCGCCTTCCAATAGTTCAGGAACTTGTCGTACCACTTCAAGAACCCGTGGAAATCGCCGGTCGATGAACTCGTCTTGAACAACGCGTTCAACATCTCGAACAGCGGCGCTTCGCCTCCGTCTTCCGACAACGGCGCTATCCAACCCCTCGACCACTTCGGGTTGCTCGTATTCGGCCCCCACTGTGCCGCCGTCTGCTGCGTCAATGTTTCATTGAACAGGTTCCTGGTGCGGGTCGCGTTGAACTTACGCAACGCCTCCTGGAAGTCGTCTATCTCAGAACGAGTCCCATCGAACAACTCCGCCACATCCGCCGGCCACACCTCGTTCTTCGCCCTTCCAGCCGCCGCCGCAGCCGGGGCAGCGGCATCGTACACCGTCTGGATGGCTTTTGTTTGGGAAGCCAGTTGCCTTATCCGCCCCTGCATCGTCGCGATCTCCGCTTCCAACGTCAACCCGGCCGCCATCGCCGCCTCAGCCTCCCTGTAATGCTCCGAAGCGTACGCCAGGTGCGTCAAACGCTCCGATTCGGTCAGAAGGCGACGCTCCGTTTCCGTCATCGCCATTCTCTGATCCAACGGGAACTCCCACATCGGCTGATCCAACCATGACAAACCCTCCAACCCGGTAGCAGGGAACGCCGTCGTTTCAGTCCGACCCGTCAACGTCGCCAACGCCTGCCGCACCCCACCCTGCCGGGCAGGATCCGCCAACAAACGCCCCACCGCACCCTGGGCAAAATCGGTCGGGAATGCTTCCTCAGGGCCAACGTCGACACCGGTCCAACGCTTCTCAAAGACCTCCTGCGCCCACTCGTCGATCCTGCTCTCCGCCGCCGCATAGTTCTTGAACTCGACACCCGGCCCCAACGGCGCCCGTGTTCCCGGCACCGCCGGCCCCGTCTTTGCCGGCGAAGCCGCCAACGCCGCCGGAGCATCCAGAATCTTCACCTTCTGACCGGTCCGCTTCCCCGTGAACCGCAACCGGAAATCACCGAAAGGCGTACGCACGATCACCTGCTCGAACTTGGGGGCGCCCTTCGGGCCGTACATTCCCGACGGATCCGGCGCCCTGGTAGCCGCCGCAGCCGGCAAAGTTGGCGTTGGATCCGTCACAATCCCACGACCCGTACCGCGGGCAGCCTTCAAAGCAGCATCCGCATTGACCAAGTCTTGCAGTTGAGCCATCTCCGGCCCATACAGCGGCCGATCAGTGGGTATCCCCAACGACCTTCGCAAAGCACCATCGGGATCAACCGCATCAGGATTGATGCGTGTGCCCACATCCGCCGTAGCCGCCGCAGCCGGCGGAGGTGTAGGTGCTGCTGCTGGCGGAGGCGTAACCGCCTCCGCAGCCACCGCACGCGGAGACACATACCCTGGCGTCAACGCCGCATCCGCTGGCGGACCGTAGAACAGATCGGCGTCGAAGATATACTCGCCCTCCTCAGGCATCGCCCTGAAACGATGCACAGGCTCTGCGCCCGTCGTCGCGTAGTATTCGTCCTTCGGAATATTGAGTCCTACGGTGTCGTCAAGAACGTATATTTCACGCTTGAAGCCGCGCTCGTATTCGATCCACGCATGTGGGCCGTCCAACATTGCCGGGATGTTCCCGTGTACCAGTTCAACACGCCCAGCGGCGTCCTCCGCTGAAATGCCACCCTCCTGCATACTCCGGATCATCTTGTTTCCCTTCCCCCAGGAACATTGCCAGCACTCCCCTTTGGCGCCCTTCACACCAGGTCGGAGTGTGGCTCCGGCCGCTGCCGGCGGCGGCGTAACCGCCTCCGCAGCCCCCTCCAGTTCCTCCAGTTCCGCTATCAGTGCGTCACGCTCCGCGAGCAACGCACGCTCACGGTCGGGGCTCATCTCACTCAGACCCTGTTTGGCTACGGCTAGTTGCTCCCCGATCTCGTCTAACCGATTCACCACCGCAGGCGGTGTAACCGCCTCCGCAGCCACCTCACGGATAGACTTGCGATGCTTGGCGGCCACCGGCTCCCAGTGGTCCCGGAACGCCTTCAACGCCTTCTCTATCTTCGCTTCGTCAGAGTTCTCCCCGTACGCAACACCCTTAGCGTTCTTGTCGGTGCGGTACGTCGGCTCCGTGCGGCGGTTGCCGATGTCGTAGTCCCGACCCAGCCGCTCCAGGAAAAAGTCGGCACCGGTGTCCAACTCCCACAAATCCAAAAGGGCTTCGAGTTCCTCCAGATCGGTCGGCGTAAAACGAACGCCCTTACTAGTCACCGTTATGCCGGGAAAGTCCACCGCTGAGTCGAACCACTCCCGTATAGCCGCAGGCATCGCGAACGTCTTGGCCGGCTCATTCAGGGCTCCCGCTGCCGGAGGCGTGACCGCCTCCGCTGCTACCTCACGGACAGACGGCGTAACCGCCTCCCCTTTAGTAGTCGCAGCATTCTTAACATCTTCGATCCCGCCAAGATCCTTATGCAAGTCATCCAAATACTTCTTCAACTTCTTTGCGTACTTCTCCTGCGCCGCCGCATCCCACGGCTTCGAGTCAGGCCACGACAACGGCCGACCCGAACCAATCGCACCCTCCGGGTAGCGGCCCCGCACATACGCCAGCACCTCCTCCTTCGAAGCACCCAGACGGCCGATCCCGGCATAGCCGCCCCTAGGGTCAGCGCCAAATATCAAAAACTGCTCAGCGTCCGTGCCCAAATCCTGGTTGACCTGACTCCAGTTCTGAACCGGCTTACCATCACGCATATACCCGTATGCAGGTCCACGACCACTAATACTCCCTCGCCTCTTAGCCTTCACCAGCCAGTCTCTAACCTCAGTGACCCGAAGCCCGCGAGGCGTGTTCAGCGCAACTCCGCTCGCTTCGTTCTCTAACGTGCGATACGGGTATGCCTCCATCTGACGGTCAACCTCGCGCCCGGTGCCACGGATCTCCGCCATACGATCAGCAGCCGACCTACCCGAACGCTTCGTCGCCTCCGCCTGCGCCACCTCCTTCGCTTCCTTCAAGGTCTTGACCACCCCACCACCGACGCCGACATCACGCACCGGTACACCATTCGCCGAAACAACCCAGCCGTCACGAACCCACTTAGTGACCTGCTTGCCGAACTCCTCAAACGTCTGTACGCTGCCATGCGGTTCAATCGTCCAAACGTCAATAATGCGTTCGCCATCGACGACCTGCACCGACATTGCAGTCTCCCCAGGCATCGTCGTGCGCGGTTTGGATCCGACATGCTTGCCGGCGTCAGTCCACTCCTTCCACTCCCGGCGGCGCAACGCCTGGCGTTCCTCCAACGTCATACCTGTCGCTTCATCAACATTCGTGACGCTGCGGTACTTGGTTAGTAGTTCTTCCTCCGACGGGATCGAAAACTTCGGCTCCCGCCCCCGCCGTGAAGCACCAAACACCTCCTCAGACGGCCCCTTCGACCACCTCAACGGCTCACCCTCAGCCACCTCAGCGCCACCAGAAACATTCCTCGCCCACACACCATCCCGCAACGTCGCCTCAACCCGCACAAACGGCGAATCCTGAGACAACAACACACCGCCAGCCAACGCCTGACGCTGCTGCCACTCAGTCAACACCGTCCCGTAACCATGCCCCCGATCCAAAGCCCCCTCATACGCAGCAGACACCTCCTGCCAACTATTGTCAGCCTCCCGCATCCACCGCGGCAGTTTCGCCACATCGATCCCGTTGTAATCCCGGTAGATGCTGCCAATATCAGGGAACAGGCGATCATCGTCGTACACCTGGCGTACATCAAACCCAGGTTTAACGACTCTTTTCCTGTTCCAAAGACCCTTGGGATCCCTTTCCGTTATTGTTCGAAACTCAAACACCTCCCCTAACCACTCCCGCATCTTCAAATCCTTAGGAAACGCATCCAACAATCCCTGCTGATCCAACTCGTTCAACGGCACCTGCAACTCATCGAGCAGAACCTTCATCGCCTCCACATTGTCAGACACCTCGGCAAGCGACTTCGCTTCCTCCACCAGGTGCCGCATCTGCGCTTCGACATCGCCGAACTTTTCAATCAAGTCGTCCAACAACTTGTCGTCAACGATCGTTCTCGTCGCCGCAGTCCGCTGCTGCGCCAACATGCTGCTGATCGCCTGCAACTGTTTCCACCGGTACCCGACCAGCGACGCTTCCTCCAACAAAGGCGTCATAAAGTCGTACAGCGCCTCCCGCGACTTCTGCGCCCTACTGCTCACACCCCGCATCACCTCCATCAACTGGGCCTGTATGTCAACCAGTTTCGCTTCAAGAATCTCGACCTCAGCGACCCACGCAGCCGTCTGCGCCCCAACCTCAGACGCCCCCTGCTGCTTCGCAATAGCCATCCGCATCGCCTTGACCTGCTCCACATCCAGGCCACGCTCGATACCCTTGAACACCTCGTCGAACGCGTCCCCCCTGTTGCCGTAAAGCCCCTTCAATGCGCTATGAGCGGCATCCTTCTGCCCCTTGATCCAAGTCAACGGATCCTTGAACGCAATGCCCCCCTCCTCCAACAAGTTCATGATCTTCGCTCGACGCACCCCCTCCCCGATCTTGCTCAAATACACATCCATAGACTTCCAGATGTTCGTATCGAACAGTTCACGCGCCCCGTCGCCAAACTCTGTATCCGCTATCGCCCTGATCTGCTCGTCAATCGTACGCCTCGCCGGATCATCCATCTGGTTCACCAACGGGACACCCCTGAACTCGCCGCCAGGAATCAACGCACGCGGCATCGTCGGGTCATACACCTGCTCCAGCGCCCGACGCATCACCCACAACTCGTCGGCGCTCGCAGCCAACCACTGGGTCCCACCGAACATGTTCGCTCGAATCAGAGCATCATCCATCCACTTGCGGCCCTGAGTCCAAAAATCCGATATTGCACTGTCACCAGCCCGACTCATGACAGAACCAAACTTCTGCCGGAACTTCGGATTGATGACCGGTAAGCCCTCCTCCAGAACCTGGGCGCCCAACGAATCAGTCAGATAGAACTGTGTTTTCAACATGTCGTCGACCGTTTCAGGATCCAACCCCAACCGTCGCGCCCTGCGTCGCAGAGCCAACGCATCCTTCGACATGAGATCCATGAACCGGTTGCGTGCAGCCCACCCCGCACTGTTGCTCACCATCACCCGGTTCGCTTCCAGGACCGTCTTGTAATCCTTGCTACGCAACCCCTGCTTGATGCTCGACTTCGTGTTGAACGACCTGTCGATCGTTTCCGCAGTCTTCGTGCTGAACAGATTCCCCTTCACCTTCCCGAACTGTGGGACGACACCTGTCAACACTTTCCCGGTGAAACCAGGCAACTTGAATGCTTCGACCGGCATCCTCGACGCTATCCGTGCCGCCGCCGTGTAGAAATCGTCAGGAACATCACCCAGGTCGACGCCCTTGGAGATGTCTTTCATCCGGCTAATGATCTTTGCTTCCGCCGCAGCAGCATCCTCCAGTCCTTCACGGCCAAACCTGGCAACCGCCTCAGCAGCATCATCCACAGCCTTCCCTGCGACCGGTCGAGCCAGATCCCCGATGTACGGCAACTTCGACGCCTGCCGGGCACGACGAGCCGTCATCCCGCCCCTGGTCGCCTTGTCCAACACCTTGTCCAGACGCACCCCCCGCCCCAAACGCCCCGTCGTCGGAACAAACAACCCCATCTGACCCAGCAGACCAACCTCCTGCAACGCCTCCCGGCCAGCCGAATGCATCGCATTCGACCTGCCGACAGCCGTAACACCGTCCTTCAACACCTTCGACTTGTGAACAGCCTGCGCCTGCGTCACCCCAGCCTTACCGCCAGCCTTAGCGATGTCGTCATACCAGGCAGCACCTTTCGACATCACATCTATCAACTTGTTGGCACTCATCCCCGCACGGCCGGCAGCCCCAATACCACCAGTCATATAGGTGATCGGATCAAACGCGATGTCGAACCCCAACCCCACCACCATGTCCAACGGGCCAGGAAGATCCACCCCCCAGTCACGCATCACATCCTGCATGAACAGGTTGTCCTCAGTCTGCTTCCACCAATCAACAGGCGAAAACCCCTCCCCCGTGAACAGATCCCCGACCTCTTTGATCGTCGACACGATCGCCGCACGCGGCGTATCGATCAGATCAATGAACTTCCCCAACGGGCCAGCGAACTCGAACGGTCCCGGTTCCGGCTCCGGCGCTTCCGGTATTATCACCGGCTCCGCCCGCGGCACCAACTGGCTTGTCGTCACAGGCGTACGCTGCGGAGCGTCCTTTGGACCCTTCACCAGGCTAATCAACGGGCTGTCAACGCCCGTAGTCATGTTGGCGAGAATGTCCTTACGGCTCGGCCGGCCAGGCCCAGTCGTAATGTTCGCCAGAATATCTTCGCGGGACGGCACGACTACCTCCGTGCCTCGTACTCCTGCGACGCCTCAACATCTCCCCAACCGGTAATCGGCATAGGCACCATCTGCCCGTTGATATTCACCGGATAGAACCCCACCGGACTACTCTGAGCAGCATCAATCTCCGCCCTCATAGCAATCTCAGGATCCACAAAGTAAGTCTCGCTGCCACCCGTAGGCGTCCACGGCATCATGTTCTCGTACTCGTTGGCTTCCGCCTCACCCATCAAATCGCCGTACAAATCGCCCAACAAGCCGCCCGCCGCCATCGCCTCAGCCGTACCCGGCGTCAAACCCATCTGCATATCGATCGTCGCAAACTGGGCTGACTCCGCAGCCCTAGCCTGAGCAGCGTTCGCCTCAGCCTCAGCCTTCGCCTGGGCAGCCTCCGCCCTCGAAATCTGCCCCGACGCCTCCGCCTCATTGATCCGCGATATCTCGGTGTTATACGTCTGCTGTGCCCCATAGATGCCGGCACGCTGCGCCTGACCCGCACCAAACGCCCCCGTACGGGCCGCCTCAGAACCCTCAAACCTCCCGGCAGCAATCTGCTCGCCAGTGTTATACATCCCCGTGCTGTACGCCTGGTTGGCTCCAAAGCGCCCCTGAGCGATCTCGTTCGCCAACGTATGCTGCGACCCCAACTCGCCCGTATTGATGCCACCCAACGCCTGCATGCTCTGCAAACCCAGACCCGTGCGCCGACCAGCAATATCCTCCGCAAGGTTCGCACGGCCACCAAACAACTCATCCGCCAAAGCGGCACGGGCATCCTGGAACAACCCCGTCGCCCCCAACGAACGATCCGTAGCCTCCGACGCCGCAATCGACGCCAACCTGCCCTGCAGATCCTGCGACGAAAGAGCCTGCGACCCCAACAGCCCCGCAGTCTCCGCACCAACCGCCGTCGTATACGCCTCCGGACTAATGCCCTGCTCCCGCAGGGCAGCCTCCGCATCCAACCGGCGCTGATCCAAACCACCCTGAGCGCCCGTATAGCGGCCGCTCGTAGCGTCTATCATCGCCTGCTCCTGGGTCAGACGCTGCCCCTCCAGACCCTCCATCTGGCTCAACAACTGCGCCTCGTAGTCATTCAACCTTGCGCCACGTTGAGTTTCCAACTGGTCGTACACGCCGCCTCGACGCGCCTGCTCGGCGTTCAACGCATCGATCATGTGCTGGTACTGCTGGTTGACATTTCCCCGACGCATATCCGCCATGTCCAGGATCTGCTGCTGTTCACGGCCCTCCCGGCCCGTCAGATATTCAAGGGCGTCGTCCCGCGTCCCGCCGAAATAGTCTTCCGCAGCGGTACCGCGATCATCGAAATACTGGCCTGACAGATCAGCGCCCGTATCGTAGAAACCGGTTGTCGCGTCGCCTTCTGTAGTGAAATAGTCCTCCGACGTATCAAACGCCGTTTCAGCGTCCTCCCGCAAATCGGTGAACATGTCGGTGTATGCGTCTTCGATGGGGACACCCAATGTCGAAGTCGGAGCAGTAGGAGCAGGAGCAGCAGGAGCATTGTTTGCTACAAAGTTCTTCCAATCATCAGACTCGACCTGATTCAAAAATGCTGTCAACGCGTCTACAGGTTCACCACCCATAGCGCCTGGTGAACCAAACGTCGGAGCAGCCTGCGCCTTTTCATACGCCGGCGTCGGCGCACCCGTAACCGGATCGGCATAAACCTCTGCCGCCCTGTCATACCTCGCTGCCTCCAGCACCCCCGGTGCAGGACGATCTACAGCAGGCGCCATCCACGCTGCTTTATACCTGGCGGCTGCCAAAGCGCCAGGATCGGGACGGGACGCAACGGGCGCAGGTGCCTGCGCCATCGGACTCGCGATCCTTGCCGGTGTCGGAGCAGCAGCCCGACTAGAGGCTTGTCGACCTCGTCGAACTTGATTCACGGCGGGGGTTGGTATCGAACCGGTAGCCAAACTCTGTTCTGCCCAACCGGGTTGAGCCACAGCGGCGTTGCCACCGCCATAAGAACCCATCATGGCGTCTAACTCGCTATTGCCGCCACCCGGTTTGACGGTCGCAACATTCGTAATAATGCCGCTAGGACTGCGTACAGACGGAGCCATCCGACCGCCCCGACTGCGAGGACCAGGCATCAGGCGCCCCTGATCCGTGTAGCCATCACAGCCCGACGCGACGCATCATCCATAACGCCACCCAAACGCTGCCCAGCGTACGCCTGCTCCGCCTCCCACTGTTGAGCAGCCAACTGGTCCAACGCACCCTGCACACCCATCTCGTAGCGGCCAGCCTGACGCAACTCATCCGTATACGTCCGACCCAACCCCCGCTGAAACTGGCCCGAATCCAACATGCCGCGCTGATTGAACTGACCGGGGATCTGCCGACGCAGATCCCCAAACCGGCGACTCATGTCATCCAAACCCATCGCCCGCTGCCGGCCATACCCCTCACGCTGATGCTGCAACCCCGACAAACGGCGACGCAGATCACGGCCACTCTTGGCAACCGACGCATACTTCGGAACATTCCCCAACGGGGACGGCGAAATAGCGCCAGCAGCGCGACCCTGGACGCCAGCCGGCGTCAGAGGCCCAACCGACTCCTTGGAGCGGTTCGTGACGTTGAAGTCAATCGCCACCGTGAAAGGTCAGCGACCGACTCTGCCGCCAGCAGCCTGCTCTGCTATCAGAGCCTGGATGGCGGCAGCACGACCAGGGCCAGACGACTGTCGTCCAGCGCCCCGCACCGTGTTCGGGTCGACATGCAACTGCATGCCTGTCCGTGGATCAAACACCGGTCGAGGACCACCAAGAGCGCCGCCTACACCGGCCAACGGATGACCGCCCTGCGGGCCGAAAGATGCTGGATCTGACAGATCCCGTTCGCCACCCGGCACGCCCGGTGCCGGCGATGGACCCATCCCCGGTGCGATTATAGGTGTCGGCAAACCCCGTGGGGGTCGACCTTGACCGCCCCCAGAAGGACCAGGAGGGCCACCAGGACCAGGACCACCAGGGCCGGGACCGCCGGGAGGGCCACCAGGGCTTGGCATCCCAGGAGGACCACCAGGACCAGGACCACCAGGACCAGGTGCGCCAGGAGGCGGCCCCTGACCCATCAAACCCTGCTCCATCACGATCCGGCGCAAAAACTCCTGCGCCTCCGGTGTCGCCAACCACTGCATCACAGCGGCAGCCTGCGGATCCTGATTGAACTTTCCGATCTCCGCCGACGGCGATCGAGCCTGCATGAACGCATCCAACTGGTTCACTGAGGGTGGAGCGTTTCCTGGTGTATTCGCCATAACAATAGGTTCCTTCTGTCCCGCTAACTATAGACCTGGCCGGCAATCACAAGATCGTCGTTCTCGACCGTTACATTTATTACAACCGCACCGCTCGTACCGCCCCCGTTGATTGCAACACCAGCAGTCACAGCAGTAATGTCCCCCGTGGGGACTTGATCGATTCGTTGAGTAATACGCGAAGGCATCTTCTCTCCTAGCCGAAGTAAGTGACATCGATAGTGCTACTCGACGACACCCGAATAAACTTCACATCCGTCAAATCGTCCTGGTACAAGTCCAACACGCTGTAAGGATTGATGTAATGGCCCACGCTGGCCGTCGGCGTTCCCCACCGAACCCTGATGGGTTCGGCTCCGTTAGTCACCATCGCCGCTACCGCCGTGGCAGGAACCGAAGCAAGCGACACGGCAGTTCCGGCTACCGCCAACTGTTCATCACCCACGGTAGATCCGTATTCTGCTGCTGATCTCCTAATACCCATGTTTCTCCTACGGAGACTCCAGAGCCGCTACACGCGCCTCCAAGTTGTCCAGTTTTTCTTGAATCTTGCGAAGTTCGTACTCAATAGATGTAGCGTTCGGCCCAACAAACCGGTGAGTCGGCTTATACTCAACCGTCGGCATCAGACCACCACTCCTGCTCTGCCTCCATCAACAGTGCACTCACCGATGTGGCGATCCCTGCGACAAGTTCCTCCATAGTGTCAACGCGGTTACACAGTTCCTCCATCGCAGCCAGCCGTGTTTCTAAATCCCGAATGTCTTCCGAAACATCTTCCACTCGCGCATAAGCGTGCATATCCATCGAATCTTCAATCGCTTCAACAGATTCCTCCAGACGGTCGATGCGGGCCACCGTGCGGGCAGACGACCATGTGATCGTTCCAGCGATCACCGCCACGGACAGGATGAGGCCGACCGCTATGGTCGGGATCTTTACCTGTCGGATGTCGGTGGGTGTGTTCATCGCTCAATCCACGAAACCGTGTCCTCGTCCCAGCAGTAGGTGACACCATCATCAGGCACAGCAACAGGTGCCTCCCACAGTTGGGTATCTGTGTCCAGCAGCCATGACGGCCACGGTTGAGGGGCACGGAACGCCCCGAGGGCAGCGTCGTAGGTGAAACCCGTGGCGGCATAGTTGTATCCGACAGGCGTGCCGCCGTCAGGTTCACCGTCCGATCCGTAGTGGACGTTGCCGCGCGTGTTGTACGAGGTCTGGACCCAGATGCCACCGAGTCCGAGGTCGACGGCCATGTATTCCTGCCCACGGCCCTCCTCCTCGTCGGGGACGACGAGAACGCGCGTCACGATGCCGTCTAGGACTTCTGCAAAATGAGCCATCGTTACTCCTACGCTGGGTAGCGGACGATGACGATTCCGCTGCCGCCCGCTGCCCCGTACATGTTAGAACCCGAGAGTCCGACACCGCCACCGCCGCCACCGCCGCCCGTGTTTGCCGTACCCGCAGTACCAGCACCAGCAGGATCATTGCTGCCGTCGCCGCCTGCACCGCCGCCGCCAGCGCCGCCAGCATGGGGCGTACCTGTCGCCTCTAGGCCGCCGCCGCCGCCACCCGCATAGGTGACAGACGAGCCGCTGTAGTCGTTGGCTAGACCGTCGCCACCAGCAGACCCACCAGCAGCGGAGGCTGCCGCTTCGGATGCTCCACCGCCGCCAGCGCCATTGTCGGCGCCGCCATCGGGGTTGGCACCACCGTCGTAACCCTCCACGGGGTCATAGCCGCCAGCGTTACCACTACCTGGATCTGATCCCTTCTCCACATTCTTGGCACCGCCGCCGCCCGAACCGCCATCCCGACCGTCAAGGTTGCTGCCAGAGTCGCCCGTACCGCCACCGCCCCCGCCCGTAGACGCGATGGTGCTTTCCAAAGCGGCGGACGAGGCGACACCGTTGTTGCCCTGTACAACCGATCCTGTAGCGGCAGCACCGCCAGCACCGACCGTGATCGTGTAGGAGCCTGTTCCTGAGTTAACAGATCCGAAAGCAAGGCCGTCGCTCGCAGTTATCCGATACCCGCCTGCACCGCCACCGCCACCGCCACGGTTCGCACCTGCACCGCCGCCTGCGACGACGAGGACTTCAACCAGCCCTGAACCTGCCGACACGGTGAGGGTGCCAGACGAGGTGAAGATGTGACGCTTGTAGCCGCCTGAGGTGGATTCGGTTCCGCCAGAAGCGGACCCCGCAAACCACGATTCGTGCAGGCCACCGTTT